TAAAGAAACAACGATACATATCCCTCTTGGATATATATCGCTAACGATGTTCAATATTTAAGGTCACCGCACGACTCCCTAGTCGCGATTAGTAAACCAAAAAATTCCCCCGCTCTCTGCGGGTTAAAAAAGGTTACTCTCTATGTTGTTGTAATATAGAGAGGTGGGGCTCCTATGAAATAAGACACTTGAAAATTGTCTCCAGTTGATCTAAAGATATTAGCTTTAGTAGCTGAAGCTTGTTGAAAAGTGAGCTGTGATAAGCACATGCTTTTATCATAGGGGGATGTTGATGATGCTGGTAAGGAATTATAGTTAGTACTTGCGCCTGCAAGACTGTAATAGGGCAACTCCATAGACATTATACCTAATCCTTCTTGTACTGAAATTGCGGTTCCAGATACAAGATTGACATTAGTAGAAAATGAACCAGTAGCATTTGAGTCTAATAAAAGACCAGAAGATGCGAACGCGTTAAGTCCACCACCTTCAAAGATTGTGTTTGCAACATACATCGGTGCAGTTGAATCTGTACCGACGGTTATTCGTATGGAACCTCTGTTCCATACGTACATCTGGGTGATCATGTTGTAAAGATCTCCTCCCAGAGTTGGTTGAGCCAAAACTCCAGTCACTGCTGTCATAGACAGCACTGATCTAAACCATGGCCATAATGTAAAAGCCGATTCGTTCCCGGAGGAACCTCGGTAAAATTTACTAGCACGCGAAAGCAATTGTTTCACACTTGTAAATTTCTCACCAATCGACTCAGCTACATAAAAATTATTTTCGCTTTGTACTTGACCGTTTCCGATACTTGTAGCATCCAGCACTCCTACTTGAGGTGAAAAGGGTGCAACATAAGCAGGATTTGCATACATAGTACCAGCAGCTGGTACAGCAAATTCGAAATCAGGTCCTCCTGAAAAATAATGTATTAGTTCAATAGAGCTATTACAAGTTTCAGGGCACCGCAAAGCGTTAAGAACAGTAACATCAAGTTGCCCTGATGCTAAACCTGTTGGTAAATAATTATATGCTTGTAGATATGGCAAATCCAAAGTTATTTCGGCACCTTCCTGAATATCAACTATATGACGTAATGCTAACACAGCATTACCAGTTGCAACAGGAGCAGTGACGCTATTACCTTGGGTAGGAGTCCATGTGATCATAATGCGACCACGATGGAAATCAGTTTTGGCAATTTTCAGAGTGTATCGCAATGATCCACGCCAGTTATTAAATAATCCAGCGAGATAAAATATTGGAGGACCCTGAGCATATGTTACTGTGTGAGCTCCAATAGTTTTGGAATAAACACCACAAACTTGAAGGGGATCGGGAAGTATTGAATACAATGAAGTTCCAACTGCATCACCTGTTGACCAATTTGTACGATTGATCACAGTAGATACACGCTTTAGAAATTCAAAGCTCATTTCATCCTGATCAGTTAGTGAATATTTATCAGAAATACAAATAGCATTGTCTGAAGTTAAAGCAAGTTTAATTCCAGTATCAATGCCATCTGAGTTTGGTAAATACCTATTATACTGCCGAGTAACAGCTAGAGGTGCGTCAGCCAAGCGGGGCTTGGCCCACCCTAAGCTGGAGGCAATTCTAGAGGCATAACCAGTAACCCAACTTAATGGCCTCATTACTGAAGATAAAATTGGTATTCCTGATAAAGTATTACTAGCTTTGGATACTAGGCGAAAGGCATCTGCAACAGGTGTAGCACCTGCAGCAGTTGCCTCTGCAGCTTCTTGGCTTTTAGTGAAAGTTTTTGTAGCAAACTTTCCCTTCGATTTACCACCAGCTTGTGGTATAGAAGGAGCAGCAAATTCGAAGTCTTCAAAGTGTAAATAACTGAAAACTGATATAGAAGTTTCACCAGCGGAACCGGTTCGCATCTGAGCAAGCACATTGATGCGAAACTTTCCCCATGTGAAATCAGGGTGTTTTATATTATACCAGTTAGTTGGAGCACACCATGGTATCTTCAAAATTGCTACTGACTGTCTAAGGTCCAATTCTACACATGGTAGTTGACGTAGACCAGCCATAGTCGTAGTATGCATTGCGGCATAAGATGAGTCACCAGAGGAGGTTATTGGAGCTTCATTGGGTAAGAAGCTTATCAATAATTTCCCCTGTTGAAAAGGATTTGCATTTATTTGGACACGCAGAACGGCAGTTCCGCGGACTAAATTAAATCCTTGCATCTTATTCGTCCAATACGAATTAGCGAGTAGGGCTGTGGCTACATCAACAGAGTAGATAAGGTCATCATCAGCATTACCAGTAGTAAAGGTAGTAGTGTTAAGTAGTTGGGGTTTGGCTAAAAAGTCTGCCATGGATTGATCTCGAACTTCAATGTCGTCTTCGTTTAAATTTCGACTATGATCTTCTTGAGCAACCATGGTATCCTCAATAAAGGTAGTAGTACCTGAAACTGTAATATCTATAGGTACAGGTATTTCTAATTGTGAGGTCTGAACTGCTTCTTTCGAAGTGTCAGTGGGTGTTATTATGGTAGATGTTGTAGCAAGTTAGTTAATTCGGATAATCATATCAACTTAAATATGATCACCTATGAGGAGTCCTGGGCAATAGTTCAATCTATTTATTCGCACGTGAGTGCAAGCCCCCTGGATGGTAAGAGTAAAAACTCCGGCTTAGTGGCATTCGGCATATAATTTGAAGTCCTCATTTTTTATATATATGCTAATGTATACCCCCACTTAGGGCAGGGTGAGATTTTACGTCATCCCAAGACTTAGTGAGTTACCACTCTGTCTCTATACCTCGAGCTGCTGCAAAAGCAATATCGAAGTTAGATTCAGCGGGGCACTCCCCATAATGTTCGATACACGCTCGAACCATGGGTTTTGATAACTCATCAAAAGTTTTTCTTCCATAATATGAAAGCTCACGGAGAGAGGTACGGAAAGTATCCATAACTGACTCTGGTGGTGCACCATCTCTGGTCCACATTGGAGCTTCATATATAGTTTCTAGTGCGATAGGAGCTAGCCATTGGCCACATTCCTCATCATACCTAAAACTACGTTTTAAGAAGGTTACACCTGTGATGGGTTTATGTTTGTAAAATTCACTGGATTTATCTGCAGCAGTATATTTGATTCCTATCGAACTCATAGCTTCTTGCATTGTTTGTTGATTGATTATAGTTAGTCTATCTGTGACGGCGACTATACTATCATCTCCAAAAACGCGCACTTCAACTGTAAAGAGTTCAGGTAGTAATTCAGGTGCATACTTCTCAAGTATGAGATAACAGCAATACATTATTAAAATAATGTTAAATATGCTGTTCAAATCTGCTGTTGCAAAATTTCCAGAAGGTTGGTTTCCATTATACTGAAATGTAATATCTTCATGTATAATACGCAAACGTTCATTCTCATCAATGATTGCTTCATATTTATGTCCAATGTGACGGGACCATATGATGTCTTCAAATATGAGTTCACGTACTCGCGTGTCTTCAGGAGTTGCATTATAATAATGACCCTCAACTATATCAGCTGAGGCGTACATAACTTGGGGAGCTATGCTACCATCAAAATTACCTACATCTCCATCAAACATATTGTTACCAACCTGTAAAAGAGATTTAACCATCATAGTCCACTCAGGTCCATGAGGATTAATTCCCACACAGGATCCATTATAGATGCGATTATCCTGCATCCACATAATGAAACTACCCATATACATTCTTTCGACAGCAATGAAATGGGCAGGTGCACCGTTAAATCCACGGGTGTTACCATTCTGTGATTTTTCAATGGTTCTCAATTCATCTTTGAGCCAACCAACGAAAAATAGTGTGGGTCGTTTTCCAGCTTTATAAGTAGCTAGCAGTTTATCAACTTCAGCTTTGAACAGTAAATAATGAGGAGTAGTAAAATCATACTCTTCATCTTGTCCAAAGATTTGTTTTTTTCCATTTTTAAGAAATGTACACCAAGGCCATCCAGCGGACGTCTTTCGCGGCATACCTCTTAATTTTCCTGGGATTCCTGCTATAGCTTCTTCTAAAGTTAGAATTCTGGGTTTATATGTGGGATCTCTCGGAGTGTTACGGTACAACTTCTCCTGATACTTACTCACAATTTCGAATAAAACGTGTTCACGCATATACTCACGAGGAGGACAAAGTTTCTTTTGGGCTAACGCCCAAGGATTAATAACTTCACCATCCTTTACAAAAGGGACCAATTTAGCAGGTTCCTTAGTGTGTTTAGCATAAGTGTCAAAAAATAACGTTTTCTTCAATTTGCTTTTAGTAGGTACGCGTAGTGACTTGGTTCGAATACACTCCATTGGGCGTAAATTCAATGGGGCGCTTTGTTTCTTCGAATCAAGTGCTTGGAACTCGGCTATCAATTCTTCCACAACCTTATCTTCATCATGTAATTCCTCTGTGATATCACCACAAGAGACAGTGTTGTAATAAGATAATGCGTCGATAGCTTCATCCACATCCAGTGCAGTGGCATAACCTAGTCGGGAATTCCCTGCACAGTGTATACCAACAATCTTAATCTCCGTATCACGATCGTCTGCTGTAAATAACACAGCACCACAATCACCTTCTACGGTGTAGATTGGATAATGAAATCCAAAGTTCCCTCTTACATCTTCATAAGTGAAGTTGGAAATGGGAACACAGTCCATGGAGTAAACTCCAAAACTGCGATCTACTGGTTTAAGTGATGGTTTTAACAAAGCTCCATAAAATTTCTTCTGCATCAGAGCGTAATCTGATTTAGGGAGAAATTTTATGATAGAGCGATGTTCACACACTGCTTTAGGAAACTTCCAATAACAACGATCTCCAACTACAGAGTTATCTTCTTGGTATGTATCACGAGAAACGACTGATTCTAAATCATCGAATCTCAACTGAAATGTTGATTCAGGTGATGATACATTCCAAAATTTAATTGTAGGTGGATAACCAAGGTGCT